TATTAAACCATAAAGATAATATTCTAGCCTCTAAATTAAGATTTAATTTGTTAAATTCATAATCTTCTGCTATTTTATCAATACCATCAGATAACATTTCTAATATTTCTGTTATACAATCAATATCTTCTTTTTCTTTAAAATATTTGTTTATATTATGTATATCCTGGGGGCTTTGCCAACCAGTACCGGTTCGTAGTTCAGATGGACATAAATCTTGTACTCTAATAGCAAATTTTGCAAATTTTTGTTGATCAAAATTTTCTATATTAAATTTATATACATTTATAGGAAATAATAATACGTTATCTTGTGATACAAGTTTCATCTATAATTTCTAATTCATTTAAAGATGCAGGATATTTCTTTAATTTATGCTTCCATGTATTAACGTTAATATGGTTAACTACTAATTCTAATTCCCGTTCATTTAATCTATCCACCATCCGCTGACCAGCATCAGTACCATAAATAATCCAAGGACTAATACGTCCGGTGATAATAAAGTGAGTTGCCATACTCGCGGATACTTTGTCAAAAAATTCTGTCCAATGTCCGTTATTTTCATTGCCCCATTCCTCTGCTAATAATATGACAGATTCGACTGCCCTCTTAGGATCTTCTTTTAATGAATACAATTTAATAAATTCTTCTAATACAAAACTTTTTGTCCAATCTTTTATTTTAACACCTTGTTGCATAACAAATTTCATAAATTCTTGTTGCTGATCCAATGGCAACTTGAGTTCTGAAAGATATTTGCCAAATGTATAAAATCCGTTGTATTCAGGTGAATTAATAAATTTTTCTAATGGTGGTGTACTTCCATATACATTACCAGGCATACAAGTTTTATGAAATACACAAAATGCTTCAAAGGCCATTCTACTAGGCAATTCGTCTTTTGCATTCCATCTATGTTTTTGTTGACACATATGAACGGCAAGAGTTCGTTCACGTTTAAATGATTTATGGCAATACTTACATTTAAAAGATTCGGTTAATTTCTTTGTCTGTGAGTCCTTGCTGGTTAGCATAGTCTTTGAGTTCATCAATTGTATTTAATTCTATTAATGTATCTAGTTCACTATCTTTTAATTCTGGAAATGCTTTTGCAAGCCATGTTTTTACCTTAGGTTTTTCTTTACGTTTACCCGGCTTAATCCAAGGATGAAATTGTTTTTTACCTATACCACATAATGACATGAGCAACCATTGTAATTCTACATGATTTTTTAAATCACTAAAATTAACATTAACAAGATCGTTAACCATTTGTAAATAATGATCGCGAAATATAGGACTATCAACACTAGAAGCATATCGCATATAAAGCCACGTACTAAACTTCTTTTGTTGTTCTGGATCTAAATTATTATAAAATTTTTTATTCCGTTTGTCAATAGCCAAACAAACATCTTTTAGCGGTACACTAGACATTTAAATCCATATTTGCTCTATACGTAATACATCAGGCACTTTATTAATTTCTTTTACAAAATATGCACATCGTGGTTTTGGTTTATTTTCTATCGGAATTGTTAAAATATGTCCTGGTTTTAATTTAGGAAAAAACCATTTAGTTTCAGAAAAAACATTTTCAATAGTAATTGGTAAAAATTCTGGCATAACATCTGACAGCGGATTTAAACAAAATGCTTTAAAATCTCGATCATTTAATGTCATCAAAGGCATTATTTCTGCATCACCTACATCAGGTTCACTAATAATTAAACTCCAATCTAACGGAATATTAAGTTGGTGTGAGCCAATTCGAATAGCCGCCGCAGGTGCATTAAACGATTCTAAAAAAACCAAAGGCATAAAAATATAATCCACATCCTCAGGAGTTGAATAATCCAAAACACTATATCGTATATCATCTATTTCTTCAGGTACTGTATCTAATTCATATGGTAGGTTATCTAATGTTAATATTTTCATATTGTAACTTTTTCTATTGTAAAAGGATACTTAGCATCCGTGTAAAACTTTTTACGTTTGGTTAGATGTCGCTTACTAAACTTTGCTGAAGATGTAATATCCCACACCCTTACAAAGTCTTTATCTTGGGCTTTTCTAATTCCACGCCCGATTGATTGAATGACCCTGACAAAACTTTTGCCTGGTTCGACGAGGACCAAATTGAATATCCGAGGAATATTGATACCAATAGATGCAACCCCATAAGTAGCAATAATGATTTTGTTGTCAGAGTCTTGAACTTCGCTATATTGTTCTCGTCTGTCTGAGGATTTAACCGATCCAGATATAAATACGCTCTCATCTCCTAACCTTTCTTGTAGCATTTGTCCTGCTTTAATACGGTCTACTAAAATTAAGGTATTTCCATCTTTTACTATATTTTTAAATAAACCTGAAAGATAGTCCATCCTATCTTCGTTGGTTGTTAAGTAGGTAAGTTCGGATTGATAATTTGGATATGCAACTATATCCTGTACTTGTATTATATTTATTTCGCAGTTTGCTAAGACTTCTTGCTCTTGTAAATCTGATGCACTTAATCTGTTTATTACATCGCCTAATGACACTTTTAAACTAGCATATTGCCAATCTTCTTTTGGTATAGTACCAGTAAGCCCCCAACGTATAGGTATTGTAGCAAAAGGCCCTGTTAATAATTTACGGAGTACATCTGCCTTAGCCATGTGTACTTCGTCTACTATAAGGCATACTACGCCTTTGACAAATGTTTTAAGACCTATATCAATCTCTCCATCTTTAAATCGCTTGTCCATAGAATTAAGGCTCTGCCAGGTGCATATAGTGTGGCTCTTACCAATATCCTTTCTATCCCCAAAATATACCCCGCAATCGAGCCCTAAATTCTTATAGTCATCTTCCGTTTGTGTAACAAGATCTTTATTAGGTACAATGACTATACTTCGTCCATATTGCTCTACAGAATAACTTAAAGTAGCCGTAATTAACGTTTTACCTGCTCCTGTAGCAATCTCCTGCAGGCATTGTGGTTCTGCTAAAAACTGATTTATAACATCAACTTGATAATCTCTAAGTACAATATTTTGTCCTTCATGTGTATGTCCTTTAGGCCATGCTAATTTATTATGTATTGTACTAGTAACTTCATTAAAATTAAATGTTTGATTTTTTCGTTTGTCTTTAAGTTTAATATCATATTTTTCATTAAGTATAGGGATAATATCATCTAATAAATTAAGATAAGTAACACCGCCCATACTAAAGAAAGAAACACAACCATCCCATCTACCTAATTTATATGCAGGTACATGGTATGCATGTGGTAAAAAATACTTAAACTTTTTTTCTAATTGCCGTCGTGTAACCAGATCAAGGTCATGGATTTTAACATTAACTTCATCTTTTATTTCAATTATACATTCTGGCATCAGGTCATAAAAAAAGGAGTTCAAAGAACTCCTTTTTGTTTAAGGGTTAATAATTACTTACGTTTTATGCAAGTATTTTCTGCTAGTCTCTGCCAACGTGTCGGTGACATCTTTTTAAGATCTGCAATCTTAGTTACCATTCTCAAGCTCACCTCACGTAACTTTTCTTTATTCTCTTCCATGTAATTAATAAGTCCAACTTCTTCGTCTTTGCTAAAGTTATACTTCTTAAGCATTCCATCTTTAACAATTTGCTTTACACGGAGCATTTTATCTCGCATCGTATCAAGTGTCAAGTCTAAGTAATGACATCTTGAAAGGATTGCATCTAAGTGATCTTTAATTTTGCCTTTAGCACTATCAAATTTAAGGTTAGTAATAAAAATTACTGACCCACAAAATTCAAATTTCTCTGGAACACCTTCTCTACGTAATGCAGAACTCTCTGTGTTCCAACTAATCATTCGCTTGTTACTTGAATCAAGTGCCGCCTTCAGCAAATTCAAACTAACTTCATCCCAAAGAATGCTATCACAATCATCAAGTACCAACACGCTTCCTGGATCAGCATACCTGTAAAGTAACTGGTACAAACCAATTGCACTTGCCGCACCTTTTTCAGT